TTAATCCACATGCCCTAAATAACACTCCGATTTCAGGAATGATTGCACTAGTAGATGTGCTTGAATTCGTGCCTGAACCCTTGATTTCTGTGTCAAAAGTCACTTCTACTGTTTTAGCACCAATGACATGAGGATAAGGTGAAATTGAAGACCTAACAAAGTCTCTCGTTAATAAATCACCCGCTGGAGTTACAGTAGGAGCTGCACATAGAATTGCATCCGCCGTTCCAGGGGATGCATCCGTTCCATAGTTAGATTCAACTTTACCTAATAAAACGCTTCTTCTGAGTAATAAGCTCATTTCTCTTTACCTCCTTTGCCTTTAATATTTTGTTTAGGTTCTTTTGTCTTAGTTATTTTAACCTCTTTATCTGCCTTAGCAGGAGTAGGTGAATAATGTCCTCCTGCTCTGCTTTGAAATCTTAATCGTTTTGCCATCTTTACCTCCTTACAAAGTAATTCTTTCTCTAACTCTTAATAAAATCTCTGTATAATGTGCAAGAATAGAACCATACATCCGATTTTCTACTATAGTTACTTCTGGTGGGTCTGAGTCTAAGCAAGTCCCATTTAAATTATAATTTGTCCTAAATGTTGAACATACAGTCTCAATCAAATCTTGAAAAGTTTTTTCAGTAGCACTTTTGTCTTTCAACGGATAGAAACCAATTATTTTGAAAGTATAATGCCTTAAATTATGTTCTGTCTCAAATCTTCTATCTTCTGTTGTGCTTATTCTGGTTATCATCCAACCATGTTTGGTGCTATCAGTTTTAAATAAATTAAAAAATCCTTCCCAACTACTTTCATCCCAACGCAAATAATCATACACTTTGCCTATTCCAGAAATATCTTCCATTATGCTCTTAATTTCACTTCTAATTGTGTTTAAACTCATAACACCAACTTACCTCAAAAATGTAAATGTTTGTCAAATATTCTTCTTACCACATCTGGTAATCTACCTACCAAGACCGAATGGGATTTCTTAATAAAGTGTTTTGCCGTAATCCCTCTCCGTCCTATTTTGCGAGCAATTTTAGCAGAAACAGCTAAAGCAGGAGATAAACCTCTAAGCCTAACCCATTCATATAATCTTGAGCCTTCACCCCAAGGTGGCACTCCTGAATAATTCCTGCCATGTTGTTCATACCCATAAGCACCAGCAGGCACTCCATATTCAACTGCTTGTGCATATCCAGTTGAAACTTCTCCACCACTACTTCTTCTTGGTGATAATCCAGTCATTGATACACCAAACATTATTGGGTAACCATATATAACTCTTTTTCCTATTGAACCTCTTAAACTACCAGAAGCTACTGGTGCATGTTCTTTCATTAACTCCCAGCTTAATTGAGTTGTTTGCTCAGTAGTTCGTTGCCCTGCTGTTAGAATACGATTTTTTATATCGGCTTTAATTTGCTCTAGAACTTTATTTATATTTTCCAATTTAGCTGGTATTCGCATTCTCTCTTACCTCTTGTATGTTACTTGTAATGTGCCATCATCTGCACCCACTCGTATTGCTTTAAAATTCCGAATATTATTAGTTCCTATAATGGTAAAACTATCTCCAGCAGCTACATAATGACCTGATGTGGCAGTTGGCGTTGAACCATCAATCCAATATCTAATTGCTCCACCACCTGTATCAAGAGTGCAAAAAGCAACTTTGCAATTAGTAATTTTACTACTTGTAAAGCCCACTGCTGTTGAACCTACAGTAATTGTTTCCTTATCATAAGCATCATATTCTTCTATTGTAACTCCACCAATCATTCTTTCCTCCTTTAACTATGCTTTAAAATATCTATAGCCTTCTCTATTATTTCTTGCTCTGGAAGGCTTAATGTGCATTTAAATCCTAAATATCTATAACAATCAAATGGGTCTTTAACTCTACACTCTTCCATGTTTGCATAAGCAAGTTTTCTCTTTTTCAAATTCCAAACTTCTTTTGGACTGATACTAATTTTATAGCAGGGATAACATTCACATTTAGGACAGAAACCATAATGGTTTTCAAAATCACCTCCAAGATTTTCAGGTAATACTCCTGAATACATTATAAACTTAGGCGTATCAAAAGCACCCGAAGCATTGGTTATAGCGGATTCAGGCCCAACTACTAAATTAGCATATTTACACATAAGCATAGAAGTTCTTAGCCCCCAAATACCTGCTACACATTTAACATTATCTGAACCAAATAATCTCTTGGTGCTAAAATGAGCGTTACCTACTAAATAATGCTTACAATCAGGCACTTGCCTTATAATTTCTGTAATCCATATCGGTGCTCTTACTAATTGTTTTGCATTGGATGAGCCATATAATTGCCAAATCACAAACTTAGGATTTTCCTTTTTAAATTCATTGAGCAATTTCTCTTCTTCATCAGATAAATATAATTCAGGCTTACCTTTATCTACTTTATATCCTGCAACTTCCATAGTAACTCTATAATAATTCTTGCCCTTATTTTTCTCTTTTCTTTCTTCTATCGGTGGCAAAGGAGCATCTGTTCTAAATAAATATTTGCTTTCTATTGTCCACCTTAAATCTACAATAACATCATATTCCTCTTTCCATTTATTATAATAATATTCAAACTCTGTTTCTGTTAAATCATTTGGAAATACTCTAATATTATCAACATAGGGGTTATTCCAGAATACATGCTGATTAGATTGCCAAACGGCAACATCTACTTGCTCATAACCATCTTCCTTCATTAACCTAGGCAATGCAGATGTATAAAGTGCATCACCTATAGCCATATATCCTCTAAATATTATCGCCTTGCCCTTGCTCATCTTCCCTCTCAATCCACTTAGGTTTAGGTGGTTCTTGTTTTGGTATTTTTTCCAATTCTACATATATTTCTGTAAAAAATGAACCTACCTCCCCACGGTCTATCCCTGGTCTATCATGCTTAATGACTTCTAAATCAATTAACTTAAATGTTCCCCAAAATTTACGATTTGCAACAGGCCCTAAATTATCAGGTAAAAAATGAAAAAACGACTCAGGGACAAATTGTCTTACATGCGATGGGTCAGCTATTGCAGCACGACAAAACGCATAAGGAACTCTAATTATCAATCTGCCTCCTATTTTCAATGTTCTATATATCTCACACATCAATTGCTCATAATTTTTCACATGTTCAAGGATATGATTGGCTAAAGTGAAACTAAAGGTATTATCTTTAAAAGGTAAAGGATTTTCCAAATCTGCAACAACTCCATTTACACCATATTTAGCAGGTGGTATGTAATCAGCATTGTAATCCAAATTCACCCATTCTTCTCCTGCTTTCGGTGCCAAACCACTACCTAAATTTAAACATTTTTCAGGAGCTTTAACAAAGTTAGCAATCTTTTCAATCCAAAGTTTGGGATTTTCAACAAAACTTTCAAATGGTATTTCTAAATAAGGTAGGTATTCATTGCTTTCTCTAGCGTTATTTACATGATTTTCCCAAATTATTTTCCATTGATTTTTAGGCTTAATCCATCTAAATTTAACTTCTTTGCCACCAACATTATCTACTTGGTCAATACTATTAAAAACACCTTCAAATTTTCTAACTATATGAATAATTCTAATTTCAAATAATCTCATCCAGAACGGCCATGTGTAACAAATCCTTGGGTCTTTGAAAAAATACATCGGATGTTCACTAAATTCATCTTTACTAGATATAAGAAATTCTTTAAATTCTTCAAATTGTTTTTCCATGTTAACATTGTTAGGCATTTCTGGTTTTAAATCTGCAAATATATCCCCTAAAAGAATAGAATTAGCTGCTATTGCAGTCTTCCACTCTCTATGTAAACCTAGGTCATCATATCCTAACACTGGCACTTTAAGGTATTCTTTGATTTGTTCAATTAGAAAGGTAGTTCCTGAACGAGGACATCCAGTAACAATGAAAAGAGTTGGAGATGGGTTAATATATTCAAAATTCATTTTCTCAACCAGTGCCATTAAAAAAGCCAACCTGGTTTATTATGAAGTAGCCTAGTTCTGCTATTAGAGGTCTTTGCCAATTAGTCCAGACTAGGCTACTCCGTTTTAATTATTCCCAAGTATAATCTACCTGTAATATTGCTATATCTGATGCTAAACCACTTCCAGCGTGGTCAATGCGAGCTATTAAAACTTCACCTGCATCCACAGTTACATCAGATGCTAAGGTTAATGCTTTGGGAACTTTGGCAGAGGCAGTTACTGACGATGAACTAAAAGCCAAAGTTGCAACATCAGTAGTGCCACTTCCATTTGTGCCCAAATTCCTTAGCCTAACAGTGCAATAATTTGTCGCTGCACCAGTTATAGCACTCTTGAAGGTGATATAAGCACTCTTCACCTTCATATCATTAGGTGCTCTAAACATAAGATTACTATCGGTATCACTAGTAGCAGCCCTACTTGCTACCTCAAACAGCACCGATTGTGTATGAGAAGGAATATCACCTGCTATTATTTTCGCCATTTGTTACCTCCTTATATTATTATGCGGTTAATTTAACTTACAGCGTGTTTATAAAACGGCCTGTAATCAAATACGGCTACGCCCCAAATGTGCCTAATCTTGTAAACAATCTTGTCAGCATAGAATAAGCTACCAACTGAAGGCTGGTCTTGAATAAATATTTCAGGCTCTTCATTGCCATCCAAGAAACCAACAACAATTGTAGGACACATATTTGGGTCAGCCACAGCAATCCAATCATTAGCATCAGTCCACCTAGGCACTACAATATAATCAGTTTTAAATTTCTGAGGGACAATATTAGGAGTAGTTGCAGCTTCTGATGCACCACCACCAGAATAATATGTTGCAGTGTTTACAAATACGGGAGAATGGCAGAGCTTAAACGCTGTATCTTCAAGGTCAAGTGGCACAATCAAGTATTTAGGATAAAGATTTAAATACTCCTCGCTATTTCCATAAGCGGTCTGCTGTCCCATTGCTTTTCTAGTCGCCATAAAGGATGTTGGCGATAAAGCTGTAGAACCTAAGTTACCATGACTTGAATGGAATAATGCAACATTATCATAGATTGTCGCATTATCCTTTAAGATGTCATCAAATATGGCATTGTAGAGAGCCTGTGCAGCAGCTCTTGCCAACCGTTTAGGAATTTGTCTAACCG